CATTTTCCACCATATCTTTAGTACTTTATTACCTCTTCTATGCCAATCACCTTTGTCGTAATTGTCAAAGAAATACTTTTTATAATATTCTTTATCTATTGTGTAATTAAGATGACAGATCATAGGGTACCACATAATTTATTTCTTTAGCAACTTGTTCAAAAGGTATATTAGGTATAGAAAATTTTAATAATACTCTTTCTTTGCCGTCATTAACTACTGAATGTTCTTTTTGCAAATTGATAAGTGCTTGTGAATAGTGATAATCAACTCCCTCTATGTTTATTGGCACAGACTCATCTGATAGTAGTATATTAACACCACACTCCGTACCAAAATCTTTATGAGGTTTTAAAGTAAAATTAGGTTTCATATAGTAGAATCTAGGTTTACCTACTATATTCAAATCTTTCATAATTTTAGATATATAATCACTTTTGGGTTTATATGACACTAACCACTCATCTATATGTAAGTTAGGTCCACCTTCCCAAGGTTTCGCATTTTCTCTTGCTTTGTCAGATTCTAATAATAAAATATCTTTATTAATAGGGTAATTTAAATGTATCAAAGGTTTCATACTCTTATTTATTCTCGTATAAATATAACATATATTATAACATAAGGAGTATATAATGTCAATAACCATAGATGGAAAAGTGTATGATGAAACGAAATTTAGCATAGGATTGAGAAATCGTATCACAGCCAGACAAGAGATTGAGGCAAGTAGAGTCAGACACGATATTGAGTTGGAAAAAATCGCAGTTCTAACAGAATTTTACAATAAGAAGATACTAGAATTGATGAAAGAGGAAAAAGTTCAACCAATAGAAGACAATGGCAGCAATAGCTAATTTAATAATAGATCAAGGCGCTAATTTTAGTTCAGATGTAACCGTAAAAGACGCAAACGGAAACGCATTTAATCTGACTGGATATACAACCGAGGCTAAGATGGCAAAGGGTTTTGCGTCAACAAGAACAAGAACGACCATAACGTCAACTATTGCTACAGACGCCGCTTCAGGTGTCATAGCTTTAACACTCACAGCTGCTCAGACAGCCGCTTTAGACGCACCAGAGAGATATGTCTATGATGTAGAAATCACAAACACATCAACAGGTGCCGTAACTAGAGTAATTGAAGGAATCATCACTACTAGACCTAATGTAACAACAAGTTAGAAGTATTATAAATATTGTTAAAAGAGAGAGGTCTAAATGGCAAGTATTACAGCAAAAATCAACGCTCCAACATCAAGTGGACCTAAAAAGGTTTCTGTAACTTTACCATCTGGACAAGCAGCTGAAAATAGTTCTCTTTCTTTAAAATTATTAGGTGATGTTGATGTAACTAATTTAAATGATGGTGCATTATTACAATACAGAGCTAGTGATGGTAAGTTTGTAAGTAGAAACGAAATAGTTACCACAACTGGTACATTAACATTTAACGGCGGGAGTTTCTAGTAAGTTATGGCAACGGTAATACAGATAAAAAGAAGTTCGTCAACTTCGGCACCAGCAACACTAAAACTAGGTGAATTAGCATATACATTTGGAACAGGATCACAAGGTAATCTAGGAGATAGATTATTTGTAGGAGAAGGTGGTGTTGACGGTAACGGTGACGCAAATAATATTTCAGTAATAGGTGGTCAATACTTTACAGATATGCTAGACCACGTGGCTGGTACTTTAACAGGTAGTTCAGCACTAATAGTAGATTCAAACTTAGCAATAGATACATTAAACATAGGTAACTCACTAACAACAGGTGGTGAAGTTAGATTTAATGAAGGTACTAATAACGGTACAAACTTTATAGGAATTAAATCACCTAACGCTGTAACTACATCTCAAACATTTACTTTACCTGATGGTGATGGTACTGCTGGTCAGTTCTTAAAAACAGATGGTTCTGGTAATTTAGATTTTGAAACCGTATTTTCAAATATAGTTTTATCTGACGGAACAAATACAGATACTTACAACACAAATGAAACATTAACATTTCAGGCAGGTTCTGGTATCACAACTACCGTTTCAGACAACCAAGTACAGATAGACGCAACAAATATTACAAACTCAAATTTATCTGGTACTGCTGGAATTACAAATGCTAATTTAGCAAATCCACAAGTTTCTTTAGGTGCTCAAACATTAACTTTAGGTGCCGCTGCTACGACAGATTTATCAGGATTAACTTCAATAGTTATAGATGACATTACGATTAATGGTCAAACAATGTCAACTACAAGTGCTAATAAAGATATTAATTTAGACCCACACGGAACTGGTACGGTTGTTGTACCATCTGGTTATGAAGATAGATCAGGTTTTGGTGATACTTCACTTGCTAACAAGGCGTATGTTGACCAAGTTGCACAAGGTTTAGATACAAAACCATCTTGTAAACTTGCAACAACAGGTAACTTAACAGCAACTTATTCAAACGGTACTGCTGGTGTTGGCGCAACATTAACAAATTCAGGCACACAAGGAACATTAACACTTGATTCAACTGCTGCTAATTTAAATGATAGAATATTAGTTAAAGATCAAACAAATGCTTTTGAAAATGGTATCTATGTTGTAACTAATGTAGGTGGTGCTTCTACAAATTGGGTATTAACAAGAGCAACTCCAGAAGATCAACCATCAGAATTAACAGGTGGTTCTTTCGTATTCGTTGAAGAAGGTACATTAAATGCTAACAACGGATATACATTTACACATACAGGTGCTCCTACTTTTGGAACAACTGATTTAGATGTTGCTCAGTTTTCTGGTGCAGGTCAAATAACTGCAGGTGCAGCTTTAACAAAATCAGGAAATCAATTAGATGTTGCTGTAGATGATTCTTCAATAGAAGTAAATACAGACGCATTAAGAGTTAAGGCATTAGGAATTACAAATGCAATGTTAGGTGGTTCAATTGCAACTTCTAAACTTGCAAATCCATTTATTACTTTAACAGATGAGTCTTCAACAACAGGTAGAGTTTATTTAGAAGAAAATTTAGAGTTTTTAGCAGGAGAAGGTATTAACACAATCGTTGATAATAATACTATCAAAGTTGAGGGTGAGGATGCTACTACTTCTAACAAAGGTGTTGCTAAATTTACTTCAGACAATTTTAGTGTAACTTCAGGTGAAGTTGAAATTGTAACCGTTGATGGAGGAACATTTTAGTGGCAACCGTAATTAAGATTAAAAGATCAGAAACACCAAATCAAATACCTGGTGCTGCTGCTCTACAAACACACGAATTGGCGATGAATGTTACCGATGGTAAGTTATATACTAAAACATCAGGTGGCGTTGTCAAAGAAGTTGGTGGTGCTGGTGCTGTAACTTTACAAGCAGTTACAAATGCTGGTGCCGTAACTAGTAATGATATTACATTAAACGGTGCAAATTTAGTTTTTGAAGGTTATTTAGAAAACGCATACGAAACAACTTTAACCGTTGCTGAACCTACAGGTGATAGAACAATCACTTTACCAGATTCAGACGGTGTAGTTGCAATGGACGGAGACGCATTAGCGTATTCAATAGTTTTTGGTAGTTAATTATGGCAAGTACATTTAAAAATGCAGGAATGAACGTGCAGTTTTCAGATGATTCATCTGCTAACTTATATACAGCGGCTGCAAATGAATATGCTGTAGTACACGCATTATATATTTCTAATAAAAGTACGACTGCTACTGCTACCGTAAATATAAAAGTTTCTACTGATGGTGGTTCTACATTTTATCATATAGGTAAAAGTTTAGAAGTTCCACCAAACAATACATTAACTTTAGATAAACCAGTTAACTTGGAGAACAACGATATAGTAAGAGTAATTGCTGATCCACAACCTGACTCAAGTTCAGTTGATGTAGAAGCATATGCTAGTATTTTAGCGTTAACATAAGAATAAATATAGGGAATTATGCCTTATCTAGTATCACATACACCTGCTGCTTCTACAAAGCAAAAATCATTCAATGGTATAAGAAGAACCAAAGATGGTATGCTTTATTTGACTTCAATAAACCCTAACTTGGGTAATGAAACTATTGAAGTATCAAAATTTTATGAAGACGGTAAGTCTGACTTCGTAGGAAGAGATCAACAAGACTATGTTGATGAAAGACTGGAAATGTATGATGTTAACTACTTTACGACAGATGGTTCAGCATATCAATTTACTATATCTGTTCCAGTATTAAATGAGTCAAGGATTGCAGTATTTTTAGATGGTGTTCAACAAGCACCATTTTCAGACTTTACACTAGTCAATAACACCGTAGTAACTTTTACTCTAATTCCAAAGACTGGATTGAGTATTGTTATAGGTACGGTAAAGAAAAGATACTTTAATAATGATAGCGATAGATTTCAACAAATTAACTATTCTGATAATCCTACTACAACTTTTCTTATAAATAGTACTAGTGGAGATTTAGTAAAAAGAGTAAACGCAGGAGTTTCAAGGTCAGCACTAGGAGTTGATGATTTTGATACTTTTGAAGACACAACGGCAAGTTCAGGAACGACTACTTACCAGAGTGCAGTATAATGAGTAATTAAGGGAAAACAATGGCAGATTTTAAACTAGGTAGACTTAAATTTAAATGGAGAGGTGATTGGGCAACTAGTACAGGCTATGTTATTGATGACATAGTAAAATATGGTGGTAATACATATGTGTGTATTCAAAATCACACTTCACCAAATAACGAAAACATTTTTTATACTAGTCCTGGCACATATACAAACTATTGGCAATTACACGGAGAATCATTTTACTTCAAAGGTAATTATGCCAACGCAACTTGGTACAAACTAAATGATGTTGTATCTTATGGTGGTAAACAATATAGAACAACTACTGCTCACACATCATCAAGTTTAGTATTAGATCAATCAAAATTTGAACAATATTCAGACGGTATCACTTTTAGAGGTGATTACGCTTCTTCAACTCAATACAGATTAAGTGACCTAGTTAAGTATGGGGGAAGAACATACCGAGTAACTACTGAGCATACTTCAGCTGCTGGTGGTGACGCAAATATAGACTTATCATACTTCACTTTATATAGTGAAGGTTTAGCATTTAGAGGTGATTGGGCAACTTCAACATATT